AGTTGCCCACCCGGTGATAATTTATATACAGGCATATTAGGACAGAACACATTAAATTGACAAGCATTACCAACGATAATATTATATCCAACAACGCTATGACTAATAATGTTTGGTCTACTTGTTTCTAGTGTAATAGTAGAATTACTACCTCTTAATACTTGATTGCGAACCGTAAAGGGATATGGGCTACCACTGATCTGTATCAAATCATTGGGTTCGAATAGCACACGAGTAGCACTAAGCACTGGCAAATTAGTCAGCGTAAGCATATTACCTACATATGAATCAATGGTCAATGCATTACGTTGAGCAAGCGACATTGAACCTTGATAAGCATATATCCATGATAAGTTAGGATTATTAGCGAATGTAATTACTTCGGGAGTAGTTCTATCCAAGTGATCCAATGCTTCAATTACTGCTCTTGCCTGTGAATATCTAAATGAGTTAGGCATTTCAACCTTAATCTTCCAGGGATTCTTAGTTGGAGTTTGCGATACACGCGGTATTTCATTGCGTGTATATTGTATACCTACTACATTGCGACGATCAAAAGTAAGACCGTTGCAATTATCTATGATTGTTTGTAGACCTGCCATATAATTCCTTATCTGCCGTACGGCATTTCTTTCTCGGCAAGTCTAACTGTGCCAAGAAGTGTTTTTCTATTTTCAGCGAATAACTGTGCCACTGATTTAGCATCAACTGCTGAAATATTATTAGTGATGTAAGTATTGTTCACTACCGGAGCGGGTGCTGATGCTGCCACCGTGGATGAGCCTGAACCCATTTTACTATTAGGAATGATAGTTCCAGCAGTTTTAGGAATGAATAACTCAGGACCACGTTCACCGACAATGCTTGCTTTACCAACGGGCGGATCACCACCATCAGCAAATCCAAGCAGTCCACCAACAAAACTACCTATCCCCGATGTAATTCCTGACAACATTTTACTTGCTGCTGCCTTCAATTCAATTTTAATCATATCTTGAATGATTGAGCTGGCAAAATCGCTGAATGAGAATTTACCAGTAGTGACGAATTTATCAATTGCTGCATCCATACCATTTGTTATAGCACCAAACATTGATCCTGCTTTAGTAGCAGCATTAGTCATATTTTCTAAATAAGCATCAGATGCATTCTTCCATCCGGCTTCCCATGATCTTGAAGCTTCTAAATTAGTTGTTTGTGCATCGGCAATACCTTTGTAACTCTTGGCAATTGCATCTAATCCATCGGCTAATTCTTTTGCTTGCTCTATACTTAGATCCATACCTTCGAAACCGGCTGCAAAGGTTCTACCTGCTTCAAGCGCACCCTTACGAGCATCTTCTTGAATTTGTGCCATTTGTTTTTGCAATGGATTCTTGGTAGCTTGCGAACCTTCAAATGCTACATCAACTTTTTTATCATTGGCAGAACGAATTGCATCACCTAATGTTTGTTGACGAGCTATCTGTGCATCAATTGCCTTGGTCATATTCTCAATATTTTGAAGACGATCAGCTTCCAATGCCTTTCTGGTTTGTAGATTTTGTATAGCTGCACCGGCTTCTGCTGCTCCTGCATCGGCAAGAGCATTAATCTTGGCAATTTGTGCATCATATGTGGCTGATAATACAGACTCTTCTTTAGTCAACATTTTCTTAGCATCTTGAAGTTTTTTAACTTCATCAGCCGCTTTAGCAAAGATTGCTGTTTGTGCCTTGATAATTTCTACTTGATCAACATTCATACCAACGAATGCTGCTTCTTGCGCAGTGGCAATATTTAAATCGCGTGTATAATTCTTAAATGATATTGAAATCAATTCTAATTCTTGACGGCGCTTTTTGAATGCATCTACTTGTTCAGCTTCGTGCTCTTTCTGCTTGGCTAACTCAGCAGAATAATCTTTCATTCTTTTGATATCACCTTCAGTATAACCACCGTGACCAATTGGCCCCATTGGCTTATCACCTAATCCAATCAATTCTTTTGTAGCCTGATAAGCTCTACCTATAGCACCGGTAAAATTATCTATGATTTTAGTATCAAATACTAAATCAATAGCTGTTGCTAAGGCATACATGGCCGCGGCCACTGCGATCACAACTGCAGTTATTTTTGCTAGACCAGCGATGACAGCACCAGCACCTATAGCAAATCCCCCAAATATAGAAGCAATGATTCCACCGGTTTCTGAAAATGCGCCGGCGAATGCTGCCCAGCCCCATCGTAAGCTAGATATAGCACCGGATATTGTAGTGAATCCACCTCTCATTAAAGTAAAAGCTTCTGCCGCGGCTGTACCAACAAATCTAAAAACTCCACCAATTGCTGTTAGTTTGGCCCCTACTTGAGTAATTCCTGAGGAAAGTAATGCTGCACCTGATCCAAATAATGCCCATTGACCAGTAACAAATGCCGTTGCTGCGCTTAATACTTTAGTTACAACAATAAGTCCACCTAATGCAGCACTAATTTTAATAACAGCATCAATAAACTGTTCTATTTGTTCGGGTTTAAGTTTCTCAAGAAAATCAGCCAATGGAGCCATTGAACTCAATAATTTTAATTGAAATGTATTCAATGCCGCATCTAATTTATCGTGAACAGCTCCGGCCGCTTTAACACTATCAGCATATTTCAAACTTGCTATCGTTGCAGCATCATAATCGGATGATAGTCCCTTAAGGTCTACTCCTTTAAATCCTTTACTGAGTAAAGTAGAGGTCAATGCCACTCGTTTGCTTACGTCATCTAACTGTCCAAGGCCGGATATCGTCTTTTTAAGAATATCTTGTTCGGATAATGAACGTAAATCTTTTAAACTAACTCCAACTTCTCTAAAGGCATATTGTAATGAAGCAGAACCAGCATTGGCATCACCGATATTCTGAACAAGTTTTAATAGACCCTTGGATGCAGTATCACTATCACCGCCATTGGCAACGACTGCTGAATTCAATCCAAGAATATTCTCTATAGCAATGCCGGTAGCTTTTGAAAGATCAGAAACTGTATCGGCATATTTCATAGCACTGCCAATGGTAGCTCCCAGGAACAATCCAGCTAATGCTGTTTGCATTGAGCCAAATTGTCCTGATAATTTACCAAGCTTATCTTGAAGCTTAGTTAGGCCGGTAATCGCGGGTGTTGTGTTTACATCAACTGTATAGGTTAAATCTGCCATGTTATTTTCCTGCTAATATTTGTGTAATGCGCTTTTTTATAAACGCTTCAGTAGGGGCAGACATACCTTGTGGTGCTTGCTTACTATATCCCTGATCTAGTCGCTTGGCATATGCATATTCAGCTTTAATAGTATTGCCACTTAATGTGGTGCTGCGTCTGGCATTGCCACTGCGAATTGGGGTATCCTTGACGAATTCAACAAATGCATCTTGTGGCAATGCCTTCATCTTAGTAATGATGGCTTTGATACTTGATGTTATTGTATCCTGGACTTGTAGTTCAACTGACATTAATTGTTATCCTTTATTTTATTTATTATGTCTAACATTTCATCTTCCGAGTAATCAGGAGCGGGGGCGGTGCCATCGTTCATTGATTTCTTATGATGATAGTTCTCAAAACTCATTGCTGCATCCATAATATATAAATCAAAGGTATTACTTTGTGCTAATATTGCACTTGGTAGCATTCCATAACGCTTACCAAGTCCATCTATTGTTAGCACTAATGACATATGTGCTGAGTCAGGATCAATATCACCGTGTGTTACTTTCCCAACAGATCAGTCACCTTGGCTATAGCTTTCATAAGCACACCTGTTGGCAACATATTTTCATCAGTAAGAATTTCTTTACCTGCTTCGTCAAGAATCAATGTCTTAACGATATCAATAACGCTTGTGAAATTAGTATGGTCTGCCTTGGCAAGGGCCATAAAAATATGCATTGGTTGACGATCCCAAGTATAGAATTCAATTGCTTCTTTAAATTCTTCAATAATGGATTCGTCATCAAGAGTCACTGAGATTAATACGGGTTTTGCTGCTAATTGTGAGAGTTTCATTTGTTAATTTCCTTTTGTTAAATGATTGTATAGACTATTTAGTCTTCTTAGATTCAGTTGCAATAAGCTCATCAAGTAATTGATTGAGTAATGCTAATCTAAATGTTTGTTTGGCAAGTAGTTGCCTAGTGGAGTTGAGCATATCTTCTAGGATAGGCTTGTTGCGTGCCTCGTCACTGATTAGTGAGCGGAGCTTTTCTTCGTCGGTCTTTAACCATACATTACTCATTTGTTTTTCCTTCGTAAATTGTTAAAGGACGGGGCACCTTATGAGTGCCCCATTCTTTTATGCTACTTAATAATTAACCAGTTAAGCCAGTTACCATTGATCCATCAACAGCGATGTTGAGTGGAGTAACCCAGACAGGAGCCGTTGGGCTTGTCTTGCTTGCAATGTTAGTAACAAAGCCAGATCCGGTAGTAACACGATCAGTGGTACCAGAAGTTTGACCAGCCCAATATACAGTGAATGTAACTGGAGTCTTGTCTTCACTCAATCCAGCTAAACCTAGGTATGTAGCTGAACCGGCTGTTGCTGATGCATTACCAAAGAAAGTCACATCATCAATAACGATGTTGGTGCTGATTTCGTTGTTAGCAGGTGTGCTTAATTTACGTTGATCAATATCACTGAAAGTTGTGTATGAATACACACCAGTAGAGTTGGTGATCGTCAAATCCTGAATGAACGGGATAGATAAATTGCCAGCTACCGCAGTAGCCAGTATGATAACTGGTTGTGTACCAGTTGTATTTGTTGTAATTCTTGCCATTATATTCTCCTTTGTAGTGGCTTATTGAAATTCTAATCTTGTTAAATTGAATGTCCAGGTAAACTTCTCGCTATTCACACCATAATACATTACTGTTGAGTGATCTCTTTCGAAATACCCGTCAAACAATGGAATACTAGTGCCAGGAACCTCGTGGGTTACCAAGTTACTAATGATACCATTGACTGATTGAATGTTATTATCATCTTGAAAGCTTATATAAACAATTTGAAACTGATCTATCGCATTGTAGACGCTTGCTCCCGTTGTCACACCAAGTTGATTGGGTATACGATTCACAGTGAAGACTTCACTAGTGTATATACCAAATCTAACTATATCCGAATCACTTGGGAACTCACCATACAAAGGTATGTTATACGCATTGGGCAATGATACTCTCAAAGCCTGTATGATTTGATCTTGTGTAATTGTAGGTGCTGACATTAGAAGAATCTCCGATCACCGTTAAAGTAATCAACATCTGCTAACCAATTTTCTTCTAACTTAGTAGCTGGACCATTAGGAGCATTGTTAGCCAAGTCATAGAAATTAGACAATTCTCTTGCCTTATCCCATTCAGTGGTGCAACGCTCTTGAGCAAACTTATAGTTCGCCATGTCAACATCATTCATATTGGATACATCAGTAACAAGTGATTGATATAGAACCAATACTGCACCGAATACATCTAATCTTTTTAATGTCTGGTCATTCTTCATTAGTTGCGAAGGATTGAATGCGCTTATCAATTGTCCTTGCGGATTGTTTTTATAATATGTCGCTCCGAACACCGTGTCGCAATACATTCTCCACCATCCAAATTCAAGTTTGTATAACCATTCTTGACTTGAAACTTTGAAGTATGTATCCCAATTAACATTGAGAGCCGAAGCTCTGCGCTCTGCCGCAGGGTCGTAGAAGATGATATCATCCACGGTTGCGTTTGAGATTCTTTGATATGGGACTGACATAGTTATTCCTGAATGAGTGAGAGTTGCCTCTCACTCGTATTCATATTAGTCTTGAACAATATTGATAGCACCACCACGACGCAAGTCACCAACGCCAGAACCCATATAGGCCAAGCCAGTTAACCATTGTTGTAAACCACCTGGCTTCTCACCAGTTTTGATTTGTAGACCTTCTTTAAGAACCGTGAAGATCGCAGCGTCACCGAAGTAAGCACCAACGATAACAGAGACTGAAGGAACAGCAGCAACAGTGCGAGTTGCACTAGCCAAGAAGGTAGTGAACATAACTTGGCAACCGTAAATGTTTTCAATCTTACCGCTAGCAAGCAATTCATTACCAAGAGCAGATAGATTAGAACCACCTGTTTGAGAAACTGCACCACCGGTCAATTCAGCCAGTAAACGAGTCAATGAAGAACCAGATCCACCGATTGAACCAGCAACTGCTTCGCCAATATAACCGTTAGAATCAAGAACGATCATTGGGTTACCAGGCATACGAGCTACCTTGAACGCTTGCTTGACGTTACGAACTGTCTCAAGAACTGAGTTAGAAGTAAATCCAACAGTAGGAGTTCCAGCAGTTTGTCCAGCAGCCAACAATTCCATAGCACCTAACTGTGTAGGACGAACGAATCCGTCAGCAGAAGTAGCGTAGTTAGTGTTACCTGGAGATACTTTAAAGCTCAAGAAACCTGCACAAACGCGCTGGTCAACTTTTTCAGCGAACGATTCGCCAAGCTCAGCACCTAAAGTAGCTGCCAATTGGAACGATGTAGTCCATGCGTAGAACACGTCAAACGCTGTAGCAGCAACTGCTGGTGTAGCGATGATAGAACCTTGAGCAAGTGCTGGATTCTGCTCATTAGCATTACCGAAACCAGTAGAACCACCGGTACCAGCTGGATTGTAATCCTGATACGTGATAGGAGCAAAGTTAGGAATTAAGAATTCGTTACCTTGAGTTGGGGTCACAACGTTAGTCAAATTGACTAGACCCATTGATTCGTGCATTGCACGCAAAGCGAAATTGGAGATAGCAGTCGTGAAACCGTCTCCTTCATTAGAACTACCACCGAGAACGTATGCCATAATATATTTTCCTTAATATTAATTTTCGTGAATGCTAACAGAACCTATTCCTGTTAGCATAATGTTATTTTACAATAACTTTCTAGTTGAAGTTGAGGATGTTGCTGAGACAGTTAAACCTTTCAATCCAACATTCTTACCTAGGCCGTTTTTAGTTGCCCACGCATTGAATGCTGCTGGATCACGAGAGTAATCCGGTATTGAATCATTTTCTATTCCTGCAAAATTCCCACCTTGACCTGGACGAAGTCCAGAGCCACCTTGATTTGATTGCTTTAATAGCTTGGGATTACCACGTGCTACTTCATCAACTAAACCTTGAAGGCTTAATGGCTGACCATCTTGAGCGTAGCGTTCTTGACCTTTAGAGTTTACAATTGCGTATGTGCCATCATCATTCCATTGGATTGAGGACTTTACTTTACTCATTGCGTAATCAGTAAGATCAGTATCGAACTTGCTACCCATTACTGAGCGGATATCACCATCTAATTCTTTTTCTTGAATCACTTTTTCTTGTCTTGCAAGTTTTGATTGCAATGCTTGAAATTGATCGGCAAGATCATTAGTTGGTCTACTAGCTTTTGTTGCTGGAGCTGCCATTGGCTGTGCGTTGCCACCGGATTGTTGAGCACTTGTTCTAGCCACATATGCTATTGCTGCTTCAACGCTATCAAACTGTTGTCCACTAGCTGCACTAAGTGCATTTAGGATACCAGATGTTTGCGATTTGCGAATAGCACCAGGATTAACTGATTGCTCATTTGCCTGATTAGAACTTGCGTTCTCTTGTCCTGCGTCAAGGGCTTCAACGTTGCCACCGATATTTGATTGATCCATTAAGTATTTTCTTATTGTAACGTAATAAACGAGTTTGTAAAGTTATTTATGCTAGGCAAAAAGATTTGAGTTTATAACTTCTTTAGTGTTCTTCTTTTTACCATTGATAGTGTTACACTTTCAAGATTCTAATAGCGAGTTAGCCGTCTCGAGGTAGTAACCAACCCACATCACCGTAATTAAACGGGCCCTAAGGAGATGATCTTTTTTTGAATAGTGGCTTTATAAGTCGCTACTCTTTTAGCAATAGTCTCAGGACTATTCCTATTACCACGCTGAGCTGTGGTCCACGAGTCTTTTATATTTTGAGTATTAGTTTGAATGAATACATTACCTACTTTGTATGGGCCCATATCGTCTACGCGACTCATTACATATTGGCCTTTACATTTTCCGCGTTCATCCCAGTGGCCCGATTTCTCCCATATGTCCCACCATTCTTTAAATGATAGTTCAAATCCTGGTACTAACATGCTACGATTCCTATGCTGTTTAAATTTATTGTATATAATTGTCATGTTTGGTATTATCTTCCAACATTCAAATTATTCAACTGTGCCGCAATAGCATCTTGTGTATAGTATGATTGTCCCATGTTCTGTATAGGAGTGCCTGCTCCGCCCACTGCTGCTGAATTAACCGGCATTGTTCCATCTGGATTAACATCTTTACCTTCTGCTTCAGCGTCTGGATCTACTGGTATCATAGATCCTAAATCATTACTAGTTGCTTCTTCTAATTCAGAGACCATTAGTTGTTTTGCAACTGGATCGACGATAGTTCCAACATAAGCATCAGCATATTCAGCCTGCTCATTAGATGGGGCCAACATATTAATAATTTCTTTAGTGATAAGCGATTCAATGATAGCATTGGCTGGCACTAAAGCTTTGGCTGTGGTCATTAAAGCAATGCGATAGTTAGTGTCGTGTGCCTCATAGTCAGTGTTATAGTTAATTTGACCTGCCCAACGCATGTCCATAAAGCGTGCTGCGAATGTCATAATCTGTGCTTCAGTAACTTCCATCAAACGAGCCTTGGACTTACATACTCTATGTAATGTCTTGCGTTCTTCAATAATAGAAACACCTGATTGAACTTGGTTCTTGGAATTACGCAAGCCACCAATGCCGGTTAACGCTTCAATATCTTCGAAGATTGCACGTTGTTTACTAATGATTTTATCGACATCGTTTGTATCCACTGGAATAGCTTCAACGGATCCTTGACTACCACGCACAATAGCACCAGCGTGAACTGGAATAGCAATACCTTTATCGGCACGAATGATAGTCTTGGCAAATTGAATTGAACCATATGCTTCACATTCTAATTTATAATGTTCGCGTTGAGCATCACAGGCTGAATCAATGTCAGACACGCCAAGCTCAATTGAACGAGGATCACGACGACCATATGCGATAAAGCCTGGGATTGCCATACCAAGTGGGAATTCACCAGTAGCTGTAGGATAAGCATCGTTAGACATTGTATCAGTATTGCCGGTGCCAACACGCTTGGGCACTTCATAGCTTGCCCAGTATGAAGGACGAGTAGCATCACCTAAATGATAGCATTTGATGGAATAGCATTCTTCGTTCTCAGCTTCTTTAACCTTGACATACTTGAGCATTGGCTTTCCACCTTGAAAGTCAAATTCCCAATCCCATACATCTAATGGTGATACAGCAACAGTATAAGGACGACCAAGATTACCTTCACCCAGCTGGGGCATATCAACAAATACCCAAGCGTGACCAAAGATTGAAGTAAGATCACCAATGTTTTCCATAAAGCTTGTTAGTGTGCGATTTTGAAGATCAGCATCTAACATAAACAAATCACTCCACTCAGCATTGTCAGGATCGATTGGTCTACCGCTTGGATCACAGAATCTTACATCGCGCTTGACACCAGGCTCAAATAGCACATCATTAATTGTGTCAACGATATAACGGCAAATTGGTTGCGCAATAGTGTTAGCCACTAAGTCAACATACAATGATGAATCTTCTGAAGGACGCTTGCGTCTAACATAATGCTTGAATACATAGCCTCCCAGGTATGCATATTGATACGATAACATTGTTTCGTATGTCAATGTATAAGTGTGATTCTTTTTTAATAGATCGGCGTTCTTCATTTAATATTCCTTAGTATGTATTTATTCTTTTGTTTTCTTAGAACAATTATCCCCGTGTCTGCGTTTATATATTGTGGGGCCTATCATTTGTTTGCAATGTTCACAATAAACCTTGGGATAAGTGCATCCTAACATTGGAGTATAGTGACGACCTTTATGCATCATATCCTGTGTGTTTTCTTTATGAGTGCCCAACCATAAATGCGCAGGATTAAAACAAAGTTTATTATCACAGCTATGACATACTATTTGTCCTGGCTGTGGAATCTTGCCGGCCATTTCTGCTGCTACTCTATGAACTGTTCGCATCTTGGCACCATCTCTTACAAGACCGTATCCTATGTTGTTAGTTCCGCCGGTCCATATCCAGCAATCATCTGCTAAGCGCATCTTATCCAGCATTCGTTCTTCAAGTGTTTTATTTGATTTTGGCATATTAATATTTCATATAGTCTTCATTTCCATCATCCTCACCAGACATAATCTGTTCCCAAGTTGGGCCACCGGCAAACAACGGTGAGTCGGGTAAATGTTCAGCACCGGGCATTACATTGAATCTTTGATCCATACCAATGTATTCAGGTATTCCAATGCTATCGTGTGTAATGGGAAATAGGTGATGTATGCCGTATCTAAGGCAATCCCCCAGGCCATCAATAAACGCATACTTGTCTGAGTATTTGACGAGTTTTTTACGCGTACCATCTTCGTAATGGTAACTCTTCATTGCCTCGATAAGCTTTGTAGCGTTGATATCAACTGTTAGACCACCCCGCGCAATAAAGGCATTAGAGGTGTTATCTGTGTCAGTGATAAGTGGATTGGCTTTATTATTATTCATAATCTGAAAGCCATATTTTTCAAGCAAGACACGATCAGTTATACCGAATGCTGATGTGGTATCTCTATTTAACTGTGAGCCAGATTGGTCAATTATAGAGTAGATTCTTCTCTTAGGAAAATCATACCTAATAGCTTGCGCAAGCTGTTCAGTGCCACAGTTATCAATCGTATAGGCCTTAAGCACTTCGATTCGACCTGTCTTCTCATATGGTTTGATAACGCGGGCGATAATGCTAGTGGCAATGCGTTTGTTAAAGTCGGCAAAGTGATATAGATCGCCTGCTCCAACATCAGTAACAATACCAGTATGCGATTCAGGCTTAAATGAATAATAAAACATATCTGATACTTGTTCCCATGATACCAAATAATCTTGAGCGAACTTTAAAGGCGAAAGGATTTTCTTTTGTTCGTTAATGAAAGCCATATTACCTGAGCGCATTTGTCTATAGTCATAATGTCTTACAATAAATGTATCTGGATTTTGTTGAGCAGCCTTAAACATATCATACAGCGGCCCGGATCCATATGGAGTTGATATGATAATCATTCGTCCTGGCGTATCGTTAGAACCAATCTTGGGACGTAATCGATTGGTAATCTCTTGTAATGTTTCTTGATTGTATAAAGAGGCTTCATCTAGGATAGCAATGCCAATATTCATGCCGCGGATATTTTCTCGGGCTTCGGCTGACTTACATCTAAGATAAACACCATTGGGGAATTTAATTGTTAATTCGCCGTTATTAATACAATCATCTTTAATATCAAAATATTCTTTACAGGCTTTTGTTAACGAGGGCCACACTAGTGTTTTAATCATCTCGCGTGTGGGAGCGAAATATACGACATCTTTATTTTTATGGTACTTAACATTAGTGCAAAAGATGGGCAATGCTATAGAGGCAAGAAAAGTCTTGCCTGATCCGGCGTGAATGATATCAATACAATGCTTATCAGTATTAACCCAATCATTGAAAATTTCGTGCTGTCTACCATATAGGCTGATATTAACGTTTGCCACACTTGTCTCCGTGATATCGTGCCATTATATTTGGAGCGCATAAGAAACCACAGTGTATACAAGCAGACTTTACTCTTGGCCCATATATCTTACCGGTTCGATAATCGATCATCTTTTGTAATGCTTCAGGTGTATGCTTTTGACCTAGCATTGTTCCTGGTTTACCATAACTTGGGTTATTGGCACCTGAGCGAGTGATACTTCTATGTGATTTTACTAAAGGATCATTACAATAAGCAATTGCCTTAAGGCTCATTCGTTTCTTTGTTTCATCTGAATGTGTTTTACCAAGCATTCCATATGTTGCGGGTTCATAAAATTTACCATCAGCATTACTTTTATTGAATGAGCGAGGGTCTTTAGCAGCATTAAACAATTGAAGAATATCACTTTCTAGGTTCAGCATATCTTCTTTGCTACCTGTATCAATGATTTCTCTCTTCCATTCTTCTGGGTTAGCGATTATCAAGGGTTTAACAAATTTACTAGAACAGATATATCCATCATTAATATGCGCGGCTTTGGCTGTTCGTGATCCAACGTACCATTTCATTGTAGGTAGATGGGTCCATTTATAAACATATGAATTACTCATCGTAATTGTCGCCCGTTTCCTTTGGAGATAGATTAAGAATAATACCCATGGTCTCACCGTTGCTAGTAACGTCCATGGCTTGTTTATCGGCAATTACTTTACTAAGAATCATATTCTGATATTTTTGTATAACATTTAAATCACCTGACATTCTTGCTGCGTGATAATCTTCGGCGATGCCTTGTTCAAATGGTACATCGATTGCTGCTATAGCGTCGAGCAATGTGGCTGCTGATAACTTTTGAGTTGAACCTTTCTTGCGACCGGAGTTTGCTCTTACACCACCTCGCTTCTTTTTGATCGGTTGGTTAATCTGATTGTTATTCAATTCGTCTGTCATATATCTATTTATCTTTTATTTCAAAGTAAACTTGATTTCTTTTACTTTGGGTGTTCTTGGTTTACGAGGCTTTTTAACAGGCTCGGGTCCAAGTTCAATTGCGGCTTCAGCATATAGAGCAGCAATTTCCTGTGTTTGTTTATCAATATTAGCATTTGTTCTTAGAGGGAACCACTTGCGTAATTGTTTTGTCACTGTATCAAGTATAGTCATAATGTTTCCTTATACAAAAATCTGTTCGTAATCTTCAGCATTATCTTCAGGATCTAATCCATCCCAAATTGTCTTATCTACTTTATGTTGATATTTGCGTGTTCCAAAGCTTGTGAGTAGTTTTTGATTTTTCATTGTCCACAGCATTACAATTTTTTGATAGCGTTCTTTACCAAGAATAAGTTGTAACTGAGTCTTTGAGTCTTCAATAGAAGGATTAATATCCCATTTAGAGCCTTGAATCTGACATTGAAACTCCACTACTTGATCTACCTCAAGTTCTGTCATATGAGGAGATAGTTCTACGCACATTTTGTCGAATACCTTGATGTTGGATGAATCGGGTCTATCTACAAGTGCTCTTGGTTTCTTAGTGGACATTATGTTCACCTCTTAAATCTTCTAATTGTTGTTCTGTTAGCAATGCACCAAGAAATGAATGTATTGCACGCATACCAAGAATCTTAAAGTCTAAGTGTTGCAAGTCTTCTTCTTTAAGAGTATCAGTGGGAATATCCATTAGCAATTCCAATGAACGATTGATATCATACATTAAGGGTTGAATGGATACCCAAACTGTGTTATCCGATCCTTTTGCAAGTTTATAGCTGTTAAGTTGTTTTGTTAGCATTGTTTATTTCTTTGGTTGTGGTTTGGGTTCTTTATACCCGGCTGCGTGTATGGCTGCTGCTTGTTTTTCTGCATCAGCGCGGTTCTTATATAGTTTACCTGATGTTCCATATCTATAATATCGTTCACCATTTTTCATAACTGCTTGTATTGGCATCATCTATCCTCGTGGTTACATATTGAAGGTAATCATTTTCTTCATCTTGTCTTCTATTTATGCGTTCACATACAGTCATATGTTTCTCAATTACAAGTTGATTGGAAAATGATTTATCACATTCCATACATCTATAACCAATGTGTTCCCATTTCTTTATCTTATACATATAAATCTTGCTTAGTTGCGGGGGAGGCAAGTCAGTTTGAATTTCTGTAACAGCGGCAATTAGTTTTTTTTCGTTTGAATTCATACGAGTGATTGTTTTCTCTATAGCATATTTGCCGTTTGAGAATTCATCCCAATCAGCACTTTTTCTCTTCATTCTCGCAACATAGTATTGATCTTCAACAAATTGTTTAGGTGTTCTGTAACGCTTTACTTTTTTCATTTCGGATCCTTGCTAATCTTTTTTGATGGGCGGCGCTCATATTTGCTCGATGTTCCGCTGATTTTGGCTTGCCCAATTTAGCTATGCTCATTTTTCTTTTTTGTTCTGCTGTTTTGGGCACACCTTTAAGTGTGTTTCTCAATGCATTTTTAATGTTTTCCCGTGATTGTGCTGAATGTGGGCCAGTGCCTCTCATCCAAGGAGTATGTCCAGACAATTGATCAAGTGGAATATCACCCGACTGAAGCTTGATAATCTTTACATTATTTTCATCATAGCAGTGATGACGAGTTGATTGAGTTGTTTTAGTTTTCATAGGGGTATTTATCTTTGTTCGTTAGAGGGAAATTGTTTGAAGTTATCTACTGTGAGCCATTTGACGAACTTATTGCAGGTAACACATACAAGCTTGCCATAATGTGGCGCACTTGTGGCAACAGCACATAGAGTATGATCTGTGTGCTGTTGAGGGATAGGCTTGGCTGGTGTATAATCAGTGAAGTCTAGATTCTTTCTAAATTGAGGTCTGTTGTAATTAAGTTTTGACATTTTCTTATCTCGTGTATGTTATTTATACACAAGATAAGAGGGTGAATTAAATTAATCAGAAAAACAGTCACCTTCTTTGATATCCATTAGCCATTGTGATTGTTGTTGATAATGTTGTTGCTGTCCGGCAGACATATTTTCATCATCAAAAGTAAATGGATAATAATCTCCATTAAGATAGAGTTCGCCCTCAAATCCAGATTGTCCGGGCCATGCAGCAAATAATCCATTTTTAAAATTTGTTTTATGTTGATCGGTATTATATCCATTTGTTGCTTTGTATCTAATTCTACCCAACATCAAATCCCCATTTTGATTTTGTTGAGTGATGTAATCTTCGGCGATAGTTAGCAATGGCAAATTGTTATCCTTTTTTATTCCGCGTATTACTTCGTCAAGTGATGACGTAAGGGATGATCTAAGAAAGATTTTGTATCTAACATCATTATCAGTTCTAACAGAAAAATATGCTGTCATTCGTGATGTTCGTGTGCTTGATTTGATTTTGCCCAATTGACAATTCATATCCACAATTAAATCATTTCGGGACAACTTTCTTCCGTATCCGGTATCCGGTATTCCTCTGTCTTCTTTCACCCCCGGCTGCGAAGCAGCTTGCGCAGCAAAACTTGGCGCTTGCGCCAAATCACTTACATTAGACCCCAAAGGGGTGATGCTCTGCTGAAGTGTATTCAGTTTCTCTTTCTCTTTCTGATTCCGTTTCCGATTGGAAATAGAATACACTTCAGCAGAAATAGGAGTGCCTAAGTCTTGATAGATGGATGTGTCGCGTGCTGGGATGCCTGTAATGGCTGCTAAGTCAAATTTGGTGTTCATTTAATTGTTCCTATGTTAATGAATCGCTCCCTGTTTCTCGTGGTATGAGGCGAATCCCGCTATTACCACATAACGGGATTCTATAACATAGGAGTCAAAATGTAAAAGTCTATTAGAAAAACTCTTACATTTCTATTTATCATTATAATTTGTTTTTGAATAAAAGTCAATAGATAAATAGACTTATGAATCAAATATTACACCAACTTTATGATAATGTCACCACTTCACCCATTGTTATCCGAATTGCCACAAATCACGCACATATGCATCAATTGGAACATTATGATACTCGAATAGAGGATGTGATTCACCGTAGCCAAAATACTGCTGCGATTAAAATAACAATGAAACTTGATGACTTTTTGGATATGGAGAAAAGGTTAAAGACAAGTGTTGTGGAAAAACAACGAAGAGAAGCTGACCCGCGTCTTATGGAACTTTACATTGCTTATCAAACATTTTTACATCTTACTCAATGAATTGGACATACAAAAATTCATTCATCACAGAACTGCCTGAATGTGTTGGCTTTGTCTATTTAATAACGAATTTAACAAATAACAGAAAATACATTGGTAAAAAGTTGTCCAAGTTCGCAAAGACAACTTACCGAACTGTGACCCAAAAGAATGGAATCAAGAAAAAGAAAAAAATAAAATCATCAGTGGATTCGGATTGGGTAACTTATTATGGGTCCTCAGTTGAACTAAGTGCCGATATTGTCCGACTTGGAACAGATTGTTTTTCCCGTGAAATTCTTTTCTTCTGTATGAGCAAAAGCGAATGTTCATATATTGAGGCCCGAGAGCAATTCAGCAGAAAAGTGCTAGAATCATCGGAATACTACAATGGACAGATAAGTGTCAGAGTTCACGGTTCACATATCAAAAAGCTTGACATTAAATAGGTTATGCGCTATAATAGACTCTTAGACAGCAATAAATAGGATTTCAAATGCAAGCTTCTGTAAAAAATGTAGTTCTTGGTTCAATGTTATTTCTGTCACCACTTATCTGGATTACTCCCGGCCAAGGCGGAACATTTGAAGCAATTGTAATGATCATTGGTGGAATCAATATATTGTCTGGCACATATGTAATTTATAAATCAAAATGAATCAAGCAACTAAACTAATCTCAGCCGCATATCATATTTCAGCAGTTACTGCACATAATGATATTATTCAAGCTACTGCTAAATTATCGGATACTCAGTTCATTAAACTAACTGGTGAAAGCAAGGCCACGTGGCGTGATTATCTTAATAAACTTACTCTACTTGAAATCAAAGGTCTGCAAAAACAATTTGCCGTGAAATTAGATAATGAAAACAAAAGAGTAAATTCATATTACTTTAGTAGGAACGACCATCACAAATCGTAAAAACACCGTGAAACCCTCGTGAAACCCGCATAGATACTGGCTCTCAAGAGGGGCATAATTAAAACTCATTTAAACACCATTAGACATACTAATGTATCCTAGCCGTAAAAAAGCCCCATTTAAGGGGCTTTTTCGTTATTTGAAGTGAATAGAGAAATAAGGTTAGATAGAGAAAGCATTTAGTGAGGATACCTTACAAGAATTTACAGTGTGGCGCACTGCTCCCTATTCACTATCTATTTATCACTATTCACGCAAAATATTATTTTGTTGTTGAACGCAATTGCCAAATCATCTTAGCATTGAAATCAATACGATCAGCAATATAGTTTTGCAGACCATAACATCTTTCGGCTCCGGCTAAGTCATAAACATCAGCCAATAATGTATTTAGTAACTCAGTATCTGCTAACAGTTCTTTAGTCATTTTCATAGCATCTTGAGTTGATAACTGATCTTTGATTTTACCAAGTTCAGCGATTCTTGGGATAGCCATTGGAACCAATGAATCTAATGCACGAATATGCTCGGCAAAAGAATCGATGTTATCTTGAGCCTCATCATAAATTGTCTCAAATAACTGGTGAAATTCAGAGAAATCACTGCCGACTAAGTTTAGATGAAAGCCGTGTGACTTCACATAATACTGAAAATGTGTAGCAAAGGCTACCTTCATTGCTTCTATAAGTTTATTCATTTTATTTCCTATCTTCTTTTTCACCAAGCTTTTCCATAAGCTTCATTAACAAGTCTTTAATCTCTTTGATATCGCCCTTATAATCATCACGCGCAACATAAGTCTTGGGAAGTTCTTCGCGTAACTTAGCGAGGTCAGATTGAAGTTCTTTAACCGAAGTCCATACTTGTCTTGCAAACCATCCACCACTTGCTAAACCCACTGTGGCCACGATATTTATTATATTTTGGTATTCCATTTATTTGTCTGCTAAAGGTTGATTTGTCATCGCACGCAATATTACGATTGCTAATGCTAAGACAAGTCCGATAGCGGATTGTTGTATCGCACTAAAGGGAAACTGAACTACATAACCCTGAACGATTGAAAGAATCGCCAGGATTAATGAGAAGTTAATTGTTTTTGATTTAAACAGGTACATTGAGGTCAATTCTTGCTGTTGCTTCATTAGGATACCAGCTCCATCCCTCAATGGGGAAAATGTAGGTATCCTTATTTGCTATGAGTAATTCATAGTTTGGGCCGCTAACAAAGTTTGGAGCATATTGGAAGTCTCCATCATTATCTATGCGGTAAAAGCCATTTGTATCATCCATAGTGTATTTATCCCGTTACAGTCCAGCCTTTGGCTGTGGCAATTGTTCTAGTGCATCCAGTGGTACCATAATTACCAGTGATAGTAATTGTTTGAGCAGTAACAGTTGGTAGCAATGTAAAAATATCATCCAATGCGGTAGCACTTAACTTACATGAAGCAAAACTTACTGTCCTTTTAAAAGTAGTGGATGATGCTTTAGATAGATTAGTGCAACCATTAAACACTGTGGTATTAGTGGTGCAGGATGAAAAATCAGTATTATCACTTGCTATTAATGATGTGCATCCAGTAAACATACTTGTGCATACGAGCCAATTTATAGTGGGGCCTGCAAATCCAGGATCTTGTTGTAAATTAATACATCCTGAATACATTGTAGCCGTGGTTGTTAATGCAGCTCCAAATCCTAAATATGGCCCAAATTCCAACGAGACACATCCATAATACATATTAACAGTGGAAGTAACTTTAATACAATTTAAGGCCGGTACTGATTGTAATTTAAGACAACCTTGAAACATTGATACGGTTGATGTATTATTAGCAGTATTAAATGATGGTATTGCAACTAATGATTTATTATTTAAAAACATAGATGCCATTGAAATAACTAATGCTGTATTGAATAATGGAACAGCAGTTAATGATGTGCAACCAGAAAACATACTTCCCATTAATGTTACTGATACTGTATTGAATGATGGGACAGAAGTTAATGATGTGCAACCAGAAAACATACTATCCATGGTAGTAACTAATGCAGTATTGAATAATGGAACTGAAGTTAATGATACGCAACTAGAAAACATACTTCCCATGGCAGTAGCTGCTACTGTATTGAATAATGGAACTGAAGTTATTTTTGAGCATCCAGTAAACATCCCAGTAAAGGTAGTTCCTTTAATTGTATTGAGAAAAGGAACTATTTGTAATTTAGAACATCCACTAAACATAGATGAAAATATAGTTACATTGCGTGTATCATATAATGGTACATTAATTAATGAATTACATCCTGCGAATAAAGTATTAGTAGTAGATATATTAATTGTATTAAAAAATGGCGCAGTTTGTAAACTAGAACATCCATTAAACATACCATCACAGCTTATTAAAGCAGTTGTTGTATTAATAACGGGAGGCACAACCAATGAATAACAACCACTGAACATTGAAGTAGTTGATGATGCTTGAGATAAATCAATATCTGGCACTGATTGTAGTGCACTACAATTATAATACATATATGACTGACCACCTGCAAATACTGCTCCGGCAGGCCAAGTTACATTTTGTAATGCAGATGCCGCCCAAAATTGGCTTCCGCCGTTATTATTATAATTATTTAATTTAACAATATTAACACGTTCTAACATTGATATGAAAGTAGGAGCTGCGGCACCACATATTACCAAATTAGCCAAAGTGCAATTAGGTAAACTGATATTCATATCCAACCATGGAGTAACATATTTACCTAAACCAGTAGTTGAATTCTTAACACCTAAATTTACCGCTGTTATGCTTCCTCCTGCTTGTGGAGTAATGGTAACTATTGCTTGTTTATAATTTCTTGCTATGTAATTACCACCAATATTGACATTTGAATATACATATTGATGATTAGCTTGCACATTGGGAGCAAAATTCTCAATTGTTCCATCACCCCAATTAACAGTGTAACCTACAGCACCAGTGACAAGAATGGCAATAAAATTAGCATCTGAACTTACAGCAACTAATCCAACAATTTTCTCATCAGCAGCAGTTAATGTAGGTAATGCTAACCAGCCACTTGGTCTTGTCCACGGAGTAGTAACTACTCCCGACAATGGTAAAGTAGGAGCAGGTGTATCTACGCTAGTTAAATTTCTAGCTGAAGCATATGCGACCGTCATTATGCGATCTCCGATCCAAACAATGTGAATGAAAGAGTTGCAAGAGTAGCATATACTGATACCACATCAGTAGTTGCCATTGAAGCGCCCAATGTTAAAAACAATGTATCATTACCACTGACTGTTACATCATACATAATATAATGTTTAATATCAATGGCTGCTCCTGCAGGTCTGATTGCAATACGAGCAGTAGTTGAAATTGAACTTGTATTACAAATTGATAATGTGGATGAAACAGCTTGGGTAGCTGAAGGAACCGTATACAGAGTTGAAAGAGTTGTTGCTGCCGGGGCTAATTGCCCCAATACTTTATAAGTTGATGCCATAATATTTCCTTTAAGCTCCCATTAATAAGAAGGGATTGAATGTCTCACCTGCTCCGCCACCACCACCTGATTGTGCGACCCAAGTTAAATTGCCTGTGCCATCTGTTGACAACACATATGAAGATGCTCCGCCTGTAATTCTAACATTAGCTACAGCTCCAAGTATACTTATTCCCTCTACAGTAAGCCCAGTTAAAGTTCCGGTTGAAGTAATATTTGATTGCGCTGCTGTTGTTACAGTTCCTGCTGTAGTTGCTGAATCAGCACTTATAGCATATGTTGCATTAGCTACAGTTCCACTTACATTAGCACCCGCTACTGCATTTGCTGTTGTAGCATAAGTTGCAAGTCCAACTGCACCACTTACATTAGCACCGGCTACTGCATTAGCTGTTGTAGCATAAGTAGCTAAACCTGCTGTAGCCGCATATGCTGCATTAGCCACAGTTCCACTTACATTAGCACCTGCTACTGCATTAGCTGTTGTAGCATAAGTTGCAAGACCAACTGCACCACTTACATTAGCGCCTGCTACTGCATTAGCTGAATCAGCTACAGTGGCTGAACCGGCAGATGTTGCATAAGCTGCATTAGCAACTATTCCAGAAACATTTGCGCCAGCGACGGAGTTTGCTGTTGTAGCATAAGTTGAAAGAGCAGCAAGACTAACACTGCCCGAAACATTAGCGCCAGCAACACTATTGCTCGTCCCAGATGTTGCTGCATATGTTGCATTCGCCACAGTGCCACTGACGTTAGCACCAGATATACTATAAGCAGTACCTGAAGTAATTGAATATGTTGCATTAGCCACTACTCCTGAAACATTAGCACCTGCTACTGCATTGGCTGAATTAGATACTGTGGCAGAACCAGCAGATGTTGCATATGTTGCATTAGCTACAGTTCCACTTACATTAGCACCTGCTACTGCATTAGCGGTAGCTGCATAAGTAGCAAGACCAACTGCACCACTTACATTAGCACCTGCTACTGCATTGGCTGAATTAGATACTGTGGCAGAACCAGCAGATGTTGCATATGTTGCATTAGCCACTGTGCCTACAATATTAGCTGCTGTTAATGCGCTTATAGCTGCACCATTACCACTTAATCTTGTTGCAGCAACATTACCTATTACATTAAGATTGCTACCGTTAAATGTTAAATTAGCACTGGCACCAAATGCACCATTATTATTAAATTGAACTTGTGTATTAGCACCACCTGGTGTTCCGCCGCCGCCGCCACCTGTTTGAGCTACCCAAGTTAATGAACCTGCACCATCTGTGCTCATTACATAACTAGGAGAACCACCTGCGATAGTTAAATTAGAAATAGCTCCTAAATTACTTAGACCATTAACTGTTAATCCGGTTAAAGTTCCAACTGAAGTAATTGCTGATTGAATTGCAGAAGTAACTGTGCCTGCGGTACCAGCATTTGTAGCTACTCCAGCAGTCGTTGCATATGTTGCATTAGCTACAGTTCCACTTACATTAGCACCTGCTACTGCATTTGCTGTTGCTGCATAAGTAGCTGAGCCTGCGGTTGTGGCTGAACCTGCTGTCGATGCAGTTCCGGCATTCACAGCATAACTTGCACTTGCAACAGTTCCACTTACATTAGCACCTGCTACTGCATTAGCAGTTGCTGCAATAGTTGCAGAACCGGCTGTAGTTGCATAATTTGCAGTATTAGCACTTTCAACATTTGCAACAGTGCCAATAGCTGTTCTACTAATAGAAACAGTTGTTGTGGCGCTTGGTTCAATAGTAACTGATGCAATATTGGTAGCATTATTTACTGAGATTTGTGTAGTCATTAGTTTACAACTCCATCACTTGTGATCAGAAATAATAAGAATACAGATTCATCATATGCTGGTTGAGTTCCAACTGCTGGAAATCCAATCTTAATTCTACCTGTAAAACAGACAGGATTATTGGCAGCAATATTAAGTTCAGGATCATCTGCTAACACACCCCAAACATCATCATCAATAACCATTGTGAATGTGCCTGCTGCATCAATACGATTTACGATTGGTAAAGATATTGGAGTTGGAGGCGGATCGCTTGGGTAATCTAAAATAGTAAAATCAAGTCCGGCGCGGGAATCAGCTAGACCAACAATTAATCGTCTAACGATCAATGAGTCAATAGTTGCTCCGGTGAAATTGACGGGGACGACTGATCCGTCATTTTGAGTGGTAGTCCACGCAAAGTTCCAGAAATCTTTTTGGTCGTATACAAGTTCTTGTGCTAGAATTTGTCCGTCAAATCCGGCTACTTGGACTAATGTTTTTTGGCTAAATTTGGCCATTGATGCTCCTCGGTGCTGTCTCGCATATACTTAACTCGCTACCTCGCAAACTAAGTTGAGTGACTGATATTGTATTTATACTTTATGAATTATATCCGAACTACATAGAAAGCAGTTGATCCTTGTTCAATAGTATAAGCTGCTGTAACTGGTGTTATTGAAGTAACTTGCACTATATCAGGAGTTAATGACACTGCTGTAGTTGATAATGAAGTAAAAGCTAATCCAGATTTTTGTCTATAAGTAATGGGCATTTGTTGCAACTGATAATCACCAGTTGAAGGAATGGATCCATCCATTGGCACTACTGCTATAATGGGGCCATCACCGGTTATTGAAGTTGCCCCGTGTATTACAGCAGTGGTACCACTTATTTTAATAAAGGTACCTGTCTCCATTGAAGTAGGCACTATATCCATTTCATTACTCCACAAGTGAGTGCCTGAACTATTATAACTTGAAATCAATATTTGATGATTGGCAATTCCACTTGCATTAACATATCCCACTATATATAAATTGTCTGCGCTATCGATATCCATAGAAAAATACGCAGAGATACTTGTATTATTAATATATTTTTCCCATATAACGGTACCATTAATATTGAATTTACCTATATAGGCATAATTTATATCAGCAATTTTATGAACACCGCATACATAAAAAATATCTGTATTAATTTTACTTGCCACTGAACCCCAAATTTCTTGAGTAATTGTAGTGCCAGACGATGGATAATATTTATAGGTGCTTGAACTTTGCAATACTCCCGCGCTGTCCAATACTAAATTATAATAAAGATTATCAGCAGTTACAGTAATATCATTGGTTCGTGTCCCAACCATATGGATATTACCACTGCCAATTGTCATATTATAAGAAAATATATCCCATCGGCCGGTTCCTTGATAAGCAATAGGCGTATAAATCAATATTCTATGAACAAAGGCCCCATCTAAAGTATACATAGTCAATGTAGTTGTTTGGCTTGTATCTGCGACCACTGTTATTAATTGTCTACTAGCATCATATAAAAGATTACCAATATCAGTTTGTGTATTCCAAATAAGAGAACCAGAACTATTAAATTTACAAAGAATACTATGCGTGAGCGTATATACAGGAATATAAACATTATTATATGCATCAACTACAGGAACACCAATATCAGTTATTGTTTGTCCTGTAAATGTAATTGATTTTTCCCATATAACATTTCCACTGGGAAGCACATAAAATAATAACATTGCTGAACCATTAATACCAGCAAAATACATACTACCACTTGCATCTATAATAGCAGGTCCAATTGGGATATTAGTCGTAGGATATCCAGTAGTTGCTAACCAATAAGTTGCAGCAGTTGGATTTTTATTGCTATAAAGTCCATATGGACTTTTACTTGATGTTCTACCTAATAACATTATGAAGCATTTCCTACATTACCAATGACTGTAAATCCAGATGAGGTTCTAATGATTGTGAAGATATATGAAGCTACCCCGTATGTTACTATTGCGGGTGGACTATCTAACCACATTAATGATTGACTGACTCCATCTATTTTAATAGAAGCTACGCCATATCCAGTGGCTATTGCATTAGTGATAATAGTGGAAACAGTTATACTTTTCCCCACTGCTAACCAACTTGCTAATGTAGTTGTTCCATCTCCCCTGAAATTCAAAACTGTATTTGCTGTAATAGGAGATGTAAAATACCAAATTGAATCTGTTTTGATATCAATATTTTGTGCTGGAGTTGGGCTGCTTGCAATAATATTAACTGCTTCTTGCAAACTTATATCTGCTGTCCAAGATAAGTTACCAGAACCATCAGTTGATAAAACTTGTCCTACTGAACCACCTGTTATTTTAACATTACCAGCTGATCCTAATGTAGTTATCCCGTTAATAACTACATTTGAATTAAAAGTAGTTGTCCCCGTAGAGAATTGTATCGCATCATTAGAAGTGTTACCGGCAGAACTAAATGAAACTGCTGATGCAATATTACCGGCATTATCATTGGCCGTAACAACGACATATGTAGAACCCGCTTGCACATACTGATGTCCACTATCACCATATACCCACCAGGATTCACTTTTAATACTATCATTAACCTGAACAGGTAATGGAACAGAACTAGTTCCTCGAGCACGGAAATAAGTTGCAGGATTAGTAGGTGAACCGGCATTTTGATAGACATTAAATCCAAATGCGGCTACTGCAACATTTTGATTATTCAATATCGATGAATATCCACCCTGCACACTCAAGGATCCAGTAGCACCAAATGTAGTTGAATATGATGTACCATTACTATCATTTGTAATAATTGATGTTCTCACTGGAACAATTGTATTGCCTGCTGTATAGGTAGAATCAACAGAACTAACTAATGCTGCTGCTGGAGTATAAACTGCATTACCATTATATGCACCTACACCAATAAAACTCAATTGATCACCTGGTTGCACAGAGACATTAGCCTCAACATTACCACGATATCGTTGAAATACCATACGACCTGTTGCTGCCGCGGCTCCACCTGTTGAACCACCCCAACTATTGATAAGCACTGATGCACTTGTATTACCAGTGGCTGCTGTTCCTGGTGTAAGAACAAAACGACCATATTGGTCAAATGTCATTCTATGAATACCGCTACTAATAGCACCAGTAGCAGAACTTGCCATGTTACCAGATGGATTACCCACTGTGAATGTAATATTGCCAGGAGTCCAATTGGCGTTGGCTGCTGTATTGATTATGCTATTAGCAGTAATAGTGATAGCACCCGCTGTAGGATATCCCGAACCATTATATACTTGTCCGACTATTCTTGCTACTTGGTCATTAGCAACCACAGTAGTTGGGGCTGCTGAATTACCTCTTGCTCTTACAAAAGCCAAATTCTGTCCAACTGCTAAGTTACCATTCACATTACCATAATCAGTTATAACAGTTGAACTTATGTTACCCACTGTATTACCTATAGCAGTTCCATTGGGAGTAAATTTGATAGTTGGTTTAACTACATTGCTATTTTGAATGGTCAATGCTACAAGATTGCCAACTGAAGTTATATTGGGCTGTGCCGATATAGTTACATTACCTGCATAGTTTGCAAAGTTTGCATCGACCGCATTACCACCACCAAAGGTCCACGCTACTCCATTTGCGTGTAGAAGATTATCAGTTAGAATTGATCCTGTTTCTATATAGGTATATACTGATAGATTTTCTAATGTTCCAACATTAACGATATTAGGTTGATAGCCATCTATTACTTGATGAGCTAAGTTAGCTAAGCCGGCTGTTGTTGCATAATTTGCAGTGTTTGCAACATTAGCATAATTTGCACCATCACTGTGTGTAGCATAAGGAATAACTCCTTGAATATTAGCAGCGTTTAATGAATATAATCCATATCCATTGCCTGTAATATTCTCGGCATACATAGTTTGATTTGATACAGTGAAACTTGGTGAACCACCGAATATTCCATTATCATTAAATTGAAGAGAATGATCTGGCCCAGCTGGATTTCCTCCAACACTACCGGTGCCAACAATCACATTAAGATTAGTTGTAGTTGGAGTAAATGCTATTGAAGTATTATCTACAACAAAAGAAGCTGAAATGGGCGTAAGGGATATGCTAGCATTGAGAGCAACCGGAGTAATTGCGATATCAGTTGCAACCGGAGTAATATTAATATTACTTGATTCAACAACGATATTCTGATTAATTGGTTGAACAACGAATGTGTTGTTGATATCGCTCATATTACTGGTACCTAATTAATATTCCGATCGGCTCACGGTTTGTATCATTGAATCCTGAAGTTGTATCAACCCTTGTAACACTCATTGAAACAATACAAAGTAATGTAGTTGTATCAGTCAAATCAGGAGTAGTTTCAGCAGTTGTTCCGCTTAATGTAGTTGGCAAATAGATATAACCAATTCCAGTAGCTGGAGTAACAAATGCTGAAGTCAATGCCGGGGGCACTGTGGGCTGTGGAGCTACTACTGTTATATTACTCAATATAATTTCTTCAACAATAGCATTACCAGCTGGATAACTCACGCCGCATTTATACCATTTTGCAGTAGTATCCAATGTCCAACCAGTGCAATCAACTGAAGCACCCAATGTATCAGTAAAACTGAAGGGTAATGTATATGATTCACCTGCGTAAATCTCTATACATTGCATTTGTGTGCCAGCGATTGTAGCTGTCTTAGCACCATTTAATAGTAATGACATATTTATTTCCTTATATCTATTTATGATTATCTCTTTATCTCAGTTACTTGTAAATAGGCTTGTCCTGTCCAAATCACTGATTGCCCCATATTACCTAACACAAGATAATATGTAGTTTCCTGCCCCATAACATATTGCGTATCCACAATTGTTCCACTCATTATTGTACCGTTAACAACTTGTTGTTCTACCGGAGGAATAGAAACATCAGTTATGTTAGGATGACTGCCCCAAAATGCTAATCGTTGTAAATCATATTTCGAAGTAGGTCCGATATTACCACCTGTTGGGCATTTGATTAAAATAGTCGTTGCACTTGTTGTAAAGATATATCCTTGAGCACCGATATTGAATCTATTCCATACAGGACTGTAATCGATTGATATCATATTAACTGTTAACATATCAGTTGTGATAGATGCATCAGTTAACATTACTTGAGTCCAATTTATTGCATCAGTGCTTGTTAGAACAACACCATTATCACCGACTACTAACCATTTACCATTACCATATCTTACTGAACGAAGATTAGTTCCAATTGGGGTCGAGCGTTGAGTCCATGTAGCACCATCATTTAAACTTGATACTAATACTCCATATTGACCCACAGCCACCCATATACCTGATCCAGGCACAGCATCATTTCCAGCAACACCATACAAATCAGTTAATATAGGGCTACCATTAGTCAATAACAATGATTTACTTGTCCATGTGTCAGTAACACCCCATACTCTATTTGATAATAGTAAAGTGCCGGCTTGTCCAACTGCAACTGCTGTATAATTCTTTGGACTAACTGCGGGTGCATTCGAATACACATTATACAACGTTTGTAATGTTCCACCGGTATCTTCAATTACCCAATTATTATATTGACCGGTTCCAGTTAACTGGCCGTTATTTGATTGATAATAAATTTGACCTTGTGCACCACACGCTAATGCGCCTGTTGAAGTAGATACAGTTCCCCCGCTTATACCATTACCACCTGAAGCAGGAGTAACTGACATATCATATAATGTGGTATATATGTATGAACCACCAACATTAATTGTGTAATAATATTTTAATGGATTATTAGCCAATGAAACCATGGGATATCGTTGACCCCAGTTACTTGTTGGAGTGCTTGACGGGCCACCACTATCAGGTATCTGTAATGTTCCAACTACTGTTGTTTGTAATGTATTAGCGGGCGATTGAATATATTGATTAATAGCTCCAGTAATAGTTTTGCTTGTGCTACTGTTATTGAATGAAGACCATGTATTACCACCGTCAGCACTTACATAATCTAAACCGCCGAATCCTTGTGCGTGAATAGTTTGAGTAGTGAATGATCCATTAGCAGTCAAATTATAGCTATGACGCATTGTATTAAATCCACGATCATAATAACTTGTAGCACCGGATTTCCATACTTCAATACAGTTTTGAGTTGTGAATGTATTTGAATATAGTTTTGCACTAAATCCAATTTCAATACGACTACCTTCTGTGTATTCAAGATTAGCTGAGCTTGTAGGATCAGTAGTAGGAATAATAGTTACGCCACCCAATGGAACCATACCACGTGTATTATCGGGCCAAGGTTTAGTATAACCAGATGGGGGAGTGGGCCAATTGTATTTAGGAATAATTGCAGTTGCAGCGTCTGCTGTTTTACTACGCGCTTGAGTAACTGCACCAATTACTAAATTCTCATATGTAATTGTATTGGCAGCAATACTTGATGCAGTAATGGCGCCGGCTGCTACTTTACCTAATGTAACAGAGAACGCTTCTAATTGATAACTGGTAATTGAATTTGCAGCTAAACTGTTGGTAGTAATACTATTAGCTAATATTTGGTCCGATGTAATAGAATGAGCAACTAATTTGTCCGCAGATATAGTGTTAGCAGTAATACGATCAGCATTAATTGTATTAGCTGTCATTAAATTAGTAGTAATCGTTCCGGTTACTATGTTTATAGCACTGATAGTATTGGCTTGAATTAAATTACCAGTAATCGTATTGGCAGTGATTTTATCACCAGTAATCGTATTACCATATATTAAATTACCAGTAATTGTATTACCAACAATCTTATCACCGGTAATTGTATTACCATTTAAATTGTATCCAGTAATAGTTTGACCGGCTATCTTATTACCAGTAATAGTGTTACCATAGATTTTATCACCGCGGATAGTTCCGTATGTAATTTGATTATCTTTAATACTATTGTCTGTGATAACTTCACCAGGCACTAATAAAGTAGATAATGTCCAAGTATTACTTAAATATTTGCGTGAACTGCTTGCGCTGGTTCCCACATTAAAGAACACTGCTCCATCATTATCAATTGGGGGTGAGAATCCAGTAGTAGCAAAAAAGCTATTTGATAATGTTGAATCAGCAGCAACTGCTGGATTATAATTTACAGGTACATATGCAAGTGTAACAACACCACGACTTCCATTTGCCCCGGTTATAATCTTGTTGATATTAACTACTGCGGGAGGACTTGCGTGAACAACTCCAGTATTATCTTTATAATATATTGGAACAGTTATACTTGCAACATTAGCAGTCAATGATGTTGGAGTGGGCCATACAGCATATAAACCGGAAGTAGATTCATATGGATTACCAATCACAATACCATTTTGAATAATATTAGCATTATCAATGCGCCATTCACTATTATTCATAGTAACATTGCTTTGAGTTGGATTATAATCTGCTTGTGTAGCACCAACTAATCCATATAAACTTATTGAAACATTTGCTAAGTCAGGAGCTCCATTGCCATATAATGCAACAGTAATGGGACTTGGTTGAAAGCTTGTTTGGAAGTTCTGTCCAACAATTGTAGCTGTAGGAGTAGGAACCCAATTGAATGGAGCACTATTATCACTGAATAATGATTTGCTTTGAGCGCCCGCTGCTCTTACTCTCCAGAAATAAGAATAACCTACTTCTGATTCAGGTAAGCCTGTTATTGTAGTGCTTTCTGGAGTAGCACTTGGGAACACAGGTCCATCATTATAAAATTGTGTTTCCCATAATTTAAATGTGCTTGTATTAGTAGGTGGACTTATCGTTGGTGCAATTGCATACCAATATTCAAGCTGTGTAATACTACCTATCGCTGGTGTAGTTGCAGTTATAACAAATGATGGAATCGCACTACTTGTAATAATATTGCTAATCGCAGGTGCTGCGGGAGTTGAAATGATTGTTGGATCGGCTAATCCAGAGTTTGGACTAGGCACAAAATTCTGCACCACATCATTGTTATAAATCAATTCATTATATTCAAATGCAGATATCTTAGCACCAAGTGAACCATCTTCTAACTTAGCTTCTTGAACCTGACTAACACGGAATAATTTTCCATTAGGGAACGCAATACCATCCCATCCATATACTGAGAATGATACTCTGATAACATCACCGGCTTCAATTTGTATGCCAGAATAATCTAACATAAAATTAACAACTAAATCTTCACGTCCTTGATATAAGCGACGAGCACCTAAATACAACGCTTGAACTGCATTATTAACTTGTTGATACTGCACAGTCAAACGATTATTAGGCTCATTGGGGCTTAACAATTCAGGTGCAGTTTCATACATATTAATCAATTGGTAATCCATTTGATCCTTAATATGAGTATTAGGATATTGAATTTCAATTGAGTTATAACCAGAGTTCAAGTCAATGGGGGTAACATCAATGCCACCAATCAACTGATCATCCGTAACATGGTATAGTGCTTCAGTGGTAGAATAGTCTAAGTAGCTACGATTCATAACTACTTTCCATTGGCCGGTCAATTCACTATATTGTAACCAACTATCACAAGAATCCACTAACAAATTAAGATTGGTTAAGCAATCATTACCTGTATTGATAGGGCCATTAATTGTATAGCGTTTTTGAGTAGAAGTAGATCCATTATATGGATAATTGTAATATGTAATTGGTGCATCACTATAAGCATCCAACGCATCCAATGAAGCAACATCTACACTTGAAAGGTGAACAGCACATCCATAACGAGAATTGGTTAAATAATCCTTCATAACACTGCCTGGCTTATACAAAGTATTATTAACTTGCATTGTTATAGCAGCGAGACCTTGCAAGTTGATATCTTGATTATAGGTAATCTTAACAATGATGAATGAACAATTGCTCATCAAGTTGGTAGAAGTCCATCTTTGCGTAGCAGGTATAGCTGCATCTTGCATAATATCAATGGCAGAACGAGTTGTATTAGTGCCGGAAAAGCTTCCGTTTGAATACTTATAAACATACATATTGCCGGATACTCGTGTATCGGTTTGCGGAACTTCTGCGTTAGTAGTCCAACTTACAACCTTAGTCTGATCAGTGCCATCAAAATTAAGTAAGTTACCTGCCCAATAGATATCATTGATTGAAGTTGTGCCTGTATCAGTTTGTTCTGCAATAGCACAAACATACCACATTGTCTTTTGATCGGTGCTAATCTTGGCATCAGTTATAACTGGCGCCATAAATGCAGTTCCATATACCACGGGCAATTTATTATTAGTAGCAGGTACCTTTTGTGAACGACCTGAATCAGTAGCGGATGCACCTGTTTGAGTATTACCATCTGCTCTATTTGTTAATAGTTTAGATATACCGATCATTAAAACGGTGCGAACTGCAAAGGCAGCGACTGATGCCCATGTTATACCGGCTACATAGGTAGAAACGGCAACTGCGATAGCTGTAAAAATTGGCATTTTATTGGGCCCAGGTATGTTCTATGGGCTTAAAGCCAAAGCGTGAGTAATTCAATGTTTGTCCTTCCATTTGACTTATTGTATAGTTGATGATTGCTGATGAGTCTTTGAGGTCATCACATTGCTCAGTATATTGTTTAATAAGACGATATCCTGCTGATGTGCCTCTGTATTCAGGCTCAACCCAATATACAATCTCATTCATTATGTATTTAGTATTATCCCAAAGATAGGGAGTTTTAAGAGCTAATAACATGCCGGTGCATTTACCAGCAGTTTCGCTTACAAGAGCAATACCGGCACCGGCTAATATGTAAGTCATAATAGCAAGTGGGGTAGCTTCATCTACTAATGCATCAAGTTTAATGATATTATTTGCATCGCGGTAATGCCTAAGCATATCAAATATCTGTGGGATATCAAATTTAGTTGCTGAACGGATTGCCATAATTACATTCCTTGATAATCGTAATTATTCGTGCTACTTGATTGTTGTGCTGTAGTTGACGCAGTGCTTTGAGTAGTTCCACCTGATACAACTGGTCGACCAAAGTCAAAGGTCTGATCAGCCAATGAATAGATTTGATCCATACTCGTATCAGTTGGATTAAACTCATTCCAACTTTGTTGATTAGTTTTACGGCCTGCAATACGATTTTGTAAAACTAATTTATAGCTACTTGCATTGATAGTAACCACGAAATTATCGTCTTTATTTTCGCGTATTTCAGTAATGCTATAACTTGTAACTATACCAGTAAAGCGTTTAGCAGTGCTGGTCATTACATAATTCTCATCATAGAAACCTCTTATGATTTCTAACTTACTACCTTTTACTTTTTTCTCTAGAACAATATAAATATTATCGCTTTGTAACCCGCTTAAAGAAACTGAAGTATCAGCCGATGTTACTCGTAAATCTCGTTGCTGCGTTCCCACTGCAAGTAAACCACCCAATGGAGTATATACTTGTCCGTCAATGGTCTCTTCTTTATATGCTGAACTGAATGTATAAATTGATACATCAGATGGGTTAAGTTGGTCGTTGTAAATTGTTAGCTTAATAAATTCTGCACTTGTTACGAGTAATTTATTACCTGCTACTGCTGGTATTGTTTGCATTAAGTTATTCCTTTAATCTATTTATGCCGCTCCCACCCATTCATAGAGTTTGAATGAGTCAGACCATTCTATCAGGGCATTGTTAATGACAGTGTTGCCGGTCATAAGTTGCCCACCCGGTGATAATTTATATACAGGCATATTAGGACAGAACACATTAAATTGACAAGCATTACCAACGATAATATTATATCCAACAACGCTATGACTAATAATGTTTGGTCTACTTGTTT